GTGAGTGCTGACACGCTGCAAGGGAACCTGAGATGCAGGATACGCCGCCTTGCCAAATATCCAGAGTAAGCCGGAGGTGTCTGAATGGATGCTTCCAGCTTACTGCATGATTGGAGGGGCATGATGGATTGGATCAAAGTAACGCCTGAGACGATGCCGCCGGATATGGAGCCGGTAATGGTGACTGTTAAGGGCAAGTGTGGGAAAGACATAATGAAAGATGTCGTGTGGAGCGCTCAAAATGGTGAGTGGGCATACGATGACGGTACAGACTGCCTGATTTATCTAGATGCAGATTTGGCAGTCACCCATTGGAGCCCATATCCGGAGCCGGCGGAGGATTGAATATGGAATATTTATCATTAGAAGAACAGTTCAAAGAAGTACTTAACCAAGAAGAAATTGAAAGAATTGAGGATTATGAATTACGAGAAATTCGACGCAAGTATTGGCAAAAGCAACATCAAGCTTTTTTGAATGAAAAAGATATACCAGACGCCATGCTTGAAACGGTGTCAAAAAGAATACAGGAAGAAGAGCGTGCGGAATTGGAAAAATATAAAGAAAAACACGGGATTAAATAAGAATATTTTAGTGCCAAGTGCCTCTCCTGATGGAGCTAACAGTGCCAAGTGCCTTTTATCTTACGGGATAGGAGGCACTTTTTTTATGGAAATTCGAGAGTTGGTAGTGAGGGCATTCCAGAGAGACTTGTCTGACCCATATGCGCTATCTGATGCGTTTGATTCGATCAGACTGTTGGAGCCAGAGGATTTTAAGCTGGCTCACGAGAGAAACAGGGAGGTGCGGCGGCTGTCTGCAAAATTCGCCGCAGAACAAAAAAGCCTTCGTATGTTTGAGCTGAACAAGCGGAGTCTGCTGTTTGATGCGCCGTATGATTTTGATGCGGCGATAAGATATGCTGAGTGGGATAGAGAGCCGAAGAAGAAGTTCTATATGCCACGCAGAAAGCAGTTGCTTCCGGTTGTTCAAGCTATGCAGCGGCTTTCTGACCGGAAAATCCGCATTCTTGGCGTGATGGCTCCTCCTGGTGTTGGAAAGACCACCATTGAATTGATGTTCATGGTAATGGAAGGATTGAAAAATCCAGATCTGAGCATTCTGATGGGTTCGCACTCAAATTCATTCCTACGTGGGGCTTATGAAGAAGTCGGGCGGATGCTTGACCCCAAGGGGGAATATCTATGGAAGGACATTTTCCCTACGGTTCAAGTTTGTAAGACGAATGCACAGGACATGAGAATTGATCTTGGAAAACGAAAGCGGTTTGAGACTTTTGAGTTTTCGTCCATTGGGTCTGGTAACGCGGGCAAAGTACGCGCCTCGAATCTTCTGGTAGCAGATGACCTTGTTCCGGACATTGAGTCTGCGATGAGCAAGGAGCGCATGGATAAGCTCTGGCAGCAGTACTATACAGACCTCATGCAGAGAATGATTGGCGATTGCGTCCAGCTCCTTGTCCAAACTCCATGGACGCTGCATGATCCCATTGACCGGCTTGAACTGACGCATACAAATGATCCATTGGCAGAGTTTATCCACCTCCCTGCTCTGGATGAAAACGATGAGAGTAATTTTGATTATCCGTATGGGCTTGGGTTTACCACGGCATTCTATCACAATCAGAGAGATGTTATGGACGATGCTTCCTGGAGGGCACTGTACATGACTCAGCCCATTGAGCGTGAAGGACAGCTATACAATGAAGATGAGCTGCGTAGGTACTTTGAACTTCCCGACGGAAAACCAGATGCAATTCTGTTTGTGTGCGATACGAAGGACAAGGGCACTGATTACTGCGTCATGCCGATATGTTACCAGTACGGAAATGACTTCTACTGCGAAGATGTGGTATGCGATAACAGCAATCCAGAGGTTGTAGAGGCGAGGCTGGTGTCAAAGCTCCTTCAGCACAAAGCACAAATGGGGCAGTTTGAAAGTAACAGTGCCGGTGGAAAAGTAGCAGAAAAAGTTCAAAAAGAAGTGAAGAAAGCTGGTGGAATCGCAAAAATCACAACAAAATATACCACATCAAACAAAGAGACACGTATCATAGTCAATAGCCCATTTATCAAAGACCGTGTTTTGTTTAAGGACAACTCCGTCATTAAAAAAGATAAAGAATACAGACGAATGTTAAATTTCCTTTGTGGGTACACAATGGCTGGTAAAAATCGAAATGACGATGTCCCGGATGCGTGGAGCCTCTTTGCTGAGTATGTCCAACAACTTGAAGGGAACAAGGTGGAGGTATTCCGGCGCCCGTTTTAAAAAGTATCTTGTGTTTTTTCTCATAAATTGGTTTACAAACACATTATATTGTGCTATAATTAAAAAAGAGGTACAATATATAGTGTTTTTCAACAAACCGGTTATGTTATTTTCTATATTAAGTTAAGTCCAAGGTCATTGACAATTGCAGCAAAATAATGTAAAATATACTTGGCTGAACCGCTGCGGATAACCGCAATGGTTCTGAACCTACAATCGCATAGCGCTACATTCCCAGAAAGAGCCGCGCCCTTCGCTAAGGCAAAGTTCGGATGCAAGACACATTTCGAGCATGAATTTATACTCCACTTTGAGTATATGATTCATGCTCTTTTTGTTTTTCCGGTTCTTTTGATTGTTCAAAGTCTATGCGAAAATCCCCCATCAGGGGCAAACCGACCGGAGCCTGCTCTGGTGAAAAGCAGCCGAAAATCGGCTAATGAGTTCGGGGTCAAGGGGTATCCCCTTGCGCCAACCATTGACGGAAAGCTCGCTTTCTGTCAATGGTGTAACGGCGTATGAAACTATTGACTACGCAATAGTGCGTTGAAAGGAGCGTTACTATGCCAACTGGAATTACTACGAATATGAATTGTGGTCTGGGCAAGAGTAAGTCTAAGGGGCAGCCGGGTAATCTTGCGCATAATCGCAGGGAATTCGATCCTTACAACACTGATCCAAATCTCGCAGTGAATAACATTTTTTTCGCGAATCGCAGCTTGAAAGAAACCTATGAGGTTGCTTTCGGCGATTCAATTGACGAGCACAATTCTAGGCAGAAACGCAAGGATAGAATTTCATATACCAGGGACAATTATTTCAAATATTTGTTCGGCGCTGATCCAAATTCTGTGGAAGCTAACGCTGTGCTTATGTCCAATAAACGCGGTAAAAATTCGGTGAAGTCCTTTAATGAAATGGTTGTCCAGATTGGCGATTGCAAGGAGTTCGGGAATTTCATGAGGGACGAATACGATAATTTCATTGATAAGAATGGGAACAAGGTCAAGTGGGACAAGTCGGCTAGGAATTACTACGATGTTGACGGGAATATTGTATCAAACAGTCGCAACTTATTAGCAAATCCAAAGGCTGAAAAAGCACGGGATATGCTTGAAATTTACTACAAGGGCGGTCGTTACAACAAGGTTGGAAATGGTGTAAATTCACGCCTTGAAAAGGTTAGCGCTCCTGATATTAAAGCCGATTTCGAGCTCCCGTCTTTCGAGAAACGCAATCCTAATTTTGCAGTAACCTGCTCGGTTATGCACAATGACGAGTGGCACGGAACTCCGCACCTGCACATTGATTTCGTGCCGATTGGCGAGGGATATAAGAAAGGTCCGGAGAAGCAGTTGGGATTCGAGAGAGCACTCGCCTTCATGGGTTACACTGATAGAATTACGGCATTTTATGAATGGCGTGACAAGGAACGTCAGATTCTGAAAGATATCTGTAATTGCTATGGAATTGAAACGAAAACCAAAGCGGAGGAGCAGGCTGATTACAGAGGTGAAACACTTCCAGTAGATGTATATTCCAATGCTATGCGTGATGCTAAGGCAGATGCAGAAGTCATCAAAGAGAGCGCGAAAATAGAGGCAAAGCACATCAGGAAAGAAGCCGAATCTCAGGCGGACGAAATGCGTACTCAGGCTCAGAAAACGCTTGATACAGCCAATTCTAAGGCGCAGGAAATCACAGCAACTGCTGAGAAGAAAGCGGAAGTTCTGCGCTCTGAGAACAATCAACTTACGGCAGAAAATGACACTCTGCGGAAAGATAAAGAAAGTTACAGCAAGAAAAACGATGACCTCGGAAAGCAGATTGCATTGAAATCCGGATTGATTGCGGTTCAGAAAAAGTCCTTGCTGAGGCTCGGTAAAAATGTAGTTGTGAATGCAGATGAGGTAGAGCAACTCAACGAAATTCACAACACCATTTCAAGACTTTCAAACAACACACTGACCTCTGACGAGGACAGAAAAGCCGCCGAATCCGAACGTCAGGAGGCTGAACAGCTCCGCCAGAATCAGGAGCAGCTTATTCAGCAGGAGGCTGAGCGCATAACCCGCGAAGCAGTCCGCAAATCCCAGAGGGAACGCAGGGAATACGAGAAAAAGCGGGAGGAGTGTGAGAAAATCAAGGCTGAATGCGAGAAGATAAAGAGAAATCTGGGGCGTATAATCAAGCATAGGTCGATTGAACTACTCAAAATGACTTTCCCGGAAATTGAGCAGGAGAAACTTGCGAGCAAGATCAAGAAGCTTGACGAAACGGCTCGGCAGGATTTCATGATGAATCCGGGCAATGAGGATAAACAGTATTGATTTTTCTGCTAATTCATGCTATACTTGTAGCAAATAAAGCATGAAATGAGGGTAAGGAATGATTTCCACGGCGCTTGCATTGCTTAAAA